ATAAAAGAAAATGGTAAATCTAAATATATTTTAATATGAGTAGACCGAGGAAAAAGTTTGGGCAAACAACAGTAGGTAAAATATTAAAAGGAGCAGTGGGTTTGGTTAACCCAACATTAGGCTCCTTAATACAAGGTGAGATGTCTGTAGAAGAAGTTATATCCTCTATCAAAAATGCAGATGCTCCAGTTGAAGACAAAATAAAAGCACAAGAAATGATTCTTGAAGCTTACGAAGCAGAAGTTCAAGATAGAGCTTCGGCTAGGCAAAGGGAAATGGCGGCTATCCAAGCAGGGTCAAACGATATATTATTTAAAACTGTTGGGTGGGGTATAACCTTATCTTTTGTTGCGGTGGTTGCTGGAGCAATAGGGCTTTGGGAAATACCTAAAGAATCTCAAAGATTGTTTGATATGGGTTTTGGAGCTGTGGTTGCAGCTTTTACACAAGTCATCGGTTATTACTTTGGAAGCTCAATGGGATCTAAACACAAGACACAAATGATGAACAAGAATGGCTAAAAGTGTAGCTTTTGTTTATCGTGGTAAAAACAAAAAAAAGAGACCAGGTGTTCATGCGAAAAGCAAAACATCTCGTTTGAAATCTTCAAAACTGTACAAGAAAAAGTATCGCCGACAAGGCCGTTAAATTATTCCTATCTTTGTATAAGTTTAATTTAATAAAATGGACATACGGAAAATATCCATAGGGCCAGATTACAAAAGTAGCGCTATGCACTATTTGATAGGCCAAGAAGTTTTAGGTGGAAAATACTTTATACATTTAATACAATACGACAACGAAAAAAACACTGTAAAAATATGGATTCAAAAGAACGATGAAGTTGTTTTATGGAAAGAATTTTCACCTTCTATGCCAATAGCCGTAGAGTATAATATAAACTTTTAATGAAGTCACCGTTTAGCTTTATAGTACAACCATTAAACAATAGAAGGTATAATAATACAAAGCAGATTAGTGGTAAAGAAATAATCACTAGTACATCAGAAGAGAATCATTTAGCATCCAACAGATATGGCGTGGTTGTTAGCACACCTATAAATTATCATGGAGAAATAAAGCCAGGAGATATACTACTTGTGCATCACAACTGTTTCAAGTTTTACAATGACATGAAGGGTAGAAGAAAAAGCGGTAAGAGTTATTTTATGAATGACTTGTTTTTTATTGACAACGATCAGTTCTATTTGTATAAAAAAGATGACACCTGGATATGTCATGATAGATATTGTTTTGTGCAGCCATTAGAAAAACAAAATTCATTTTTAGAAAAAAACTACAAAGAAGAACCTCTTGTTGGTATTATGAAATATCCAAACGAATACCTATCTTCGAAAGGAGTAAAAAAGGGAGATAGAGTTATATTTAAACCCGATAGTGAATATGAGTTTGAAGTTGACGGGGAAAAATTATATCGAATGTATGACCACCAAATAACAGTAGTATTATGAATTATTATATAAACTGGTATGATAATGTTTTGCTTAACCCATATAAGTATGTAGATGAAGCTCTTAAAAATCCATTTCAAAATGTATTAGACGGAGATAGTATTTTTAAAAACATACAACCAAGAGATCACGATGAAGCGGCAGCTTTTCTTTTAAGTATTTATCCTGATTATAATGTTACATATAATTTTATAAGACAATCTTCTTATAAACAAAAAGAACCTAATTACATACATTCAGACGAAATGATGGGTGATAAAACAGCTATACTATATTTAAATAAAATATATCCAAAAGAAGCGGGTACAACCTTATATGAAAACAACAAACCAATGTGTACAATATACGCTAGTTTTAACAGAATGATTGTATTTGACTCTACTCTTCCGCATTCTAGAAATATGTTTGATAACTTTGGAGAAGACATACACTCAAGATTAGTTCAAGTTATATTTATAAAAAAAGATGAAACCAGAGGAACTGAAGAAAAAAATAATTGAAGCGGGTAATATAGCTGTTGAGCAACTAATTAAAGTTGCAAAAGAGGATATTATAAAACCCGATCCAGAAGATGAGTTAGCGGCAGACAGATTAAAAAATGCAGCGGCCACAAAAAAGCTTGCTATATTTGATGCGTTTGATATATTAAGTAGAATAGAGAATGAAAAACAAATAATTAATAATGACCAGTCCCCATCTCAAAGCAGACAAGGATTTGCTGAAAGAAGATCAAAATAAACTGTATCAGGTTTTAGAAGACTACATACCGTCAGGGGTTGTCAAAACAAAAAATAAAGCTAGAACTTGGTCGTATGGATACAACATGAAGTATGATGTTGTAGTTATATCTAAAACAGGACAAATAGGATCAATTATAAATATTAATGGTTTATGTATAGCGCTGCCGTTAGAAAAAGATGTATACAAAAAAAGTCTCTCAAAAAAACAACAATTTTGGGAGCGTAAAGATTTACCTCAAGAGCTAGCTCGAATCAACTCTATATTTCAATGGAATGAAATGCCAACTAATTTTAAAGATAGATGGATAGATTACATTGAAAAGGAGTTTGATAGAAGAGAGCAAGGACATTGGTTTTACAATAACGGGAAACCAACTTACATAACAGGAGCTCACTATATGTATTTACAGTGGACAAATATAGATGTAGGTTACCCTGATTTTAGAGAAGCAAACAGAATATTTTTTATTTACTGGGAAGCCTGTAAAGCAGACAAAAGATGTTTTGGTTTATGTTATTTAAAAATCAGAAGGTCTGGGTTCTCTTTTATGGGGTCATCAGAGTGTGTAAACACAGGAACATTGGCTAAAGACTCAAGGGTTGGAATATTATCAAAAACAGGATCAGATGCAAAAAAAATGTTTACTGACAAAGTAGTACCCATAGCAAACAGACTGCCGTTTTTTTTCAAACCAATACAAGATGGTATGGATAAGCCTAAAACAGAGTTAGCTTTTAGAGTGCCTGCAGCTAAAATTACAAAAAAAAATATGCACGAAGTTTATGATGATGAACTAGATGGGCTTGACACAACAATAGATTGGAAGAATACGGACGAAAACTCTTATGATGGAGAGAAACTTTTACTCTTAGTTCATGATGAAAGCGGTAAATGGATAAAACCAAATAACATTTTAAACAACTGGAGAGTCACTAAAACTTGTTTAAGATTAGGAAGTAAAATTATAGGAAAATGTATGATGGGGTCAACATCAAACTCATTAAGTAAAGGTGGTGAAAATTTTAAAAACCTTTATAACGACTCTGATGTTACAAAAAGAAATAACAACGGTCAGACAAAAAGTGGTCTTTACAATTTGTTTATACCTATGGAGTGGAATATGGAGGGTTTTATAGATAGATATGGTCAGCCTGTTTTTAATAAACCAGAAGAAGAAGTGTTAGGTGTGGATGGGGAGTATATATATACAGGGGCTATAGATTATTGGGAGGCAGAGGTGGAGTCTTTAAAAAAAGATGCAGATGCTTTGAATGAATTTTACAGACAGTTTCCTCGTACAGAATCTCACGCTTTTCGAGATGAAAGCAAAGGAAGTTTATTCAATTTAACAAAAATATACCAGCAAATAGATTACAATGATTCATTGATATTAGATCATCACATTACTAGAGGGAAGTTTTACTGGAAGAATGGACAAAAAGATTCTGAAGTTATATGGACACCTGATGTAAATGGACGATTTAAAGTGTCGTGGTTTCCTAATAAAAACCTAACTAACAAAAAAATAACTAAACTAGGAACATATTACCCTGTAAACGAACATATTGGAGCATTTGGATGTGACTCTTATGATATATCTGGAACAGTTGGTGGTAGAGGCTCTAACGGAGCGCTACATGGTCTTACTAAATTTAATATGGATGAAGCTCCAAGCAATGAGTTTTTTTTAGAATACGTTGCTAGGCCACAAACTGCAGAGATATTTTTTGAAGAAGTCCTTATGGCTTGTGTATATTACAGTATGCCAATACTTATAGAAAACAATAAACCTCGATTATTATATCACTTTAAAAACAGAGGGTACAGAGGATATTGTATGAATAGACCTGATAAGCATTACAATAAATTGTCTAAATCAGAGAGAGAGCTCGGTGGTATACCTAACTCCTCGGAAGATGTTAAACAATCACACGCTGCAGCTATAGAATCTTACATTGAAAAGCATATAGGTTTAGATATAGAGGGAACATACAGGGATAATTATGAAATGGGTACGATGTATTTTAACAGAACTTTAGAAGATTGGGCTAGATTTGATGTGAGTAATAGAACTCATTTTGACGCTAGTATTAGTTCTGGATTAGCAGTGATGGCAAATCAAAAATCTCTATATTTACCTATTTCAAAACAATCAAAAATAAGTCTTAACTTTGCAAGATACAATAACAAGGGATCTATAAGTGAACTAATTAAATGAAGGAAATCACAATTAACATTAAAGAAGTAGGTTTTCCCACTTATTTTGTTTCAGACGCTGAAAAAGAAACTAAAGAATACGGGCTTCAAATTGGACAAGCTATTCAATATGAATGGTTTCGTAAAGACACAAACGGTGCAAGATATTACAGTAAGTTTCGAGATTTTAATAGATTAAGATTATACGCAAGAGGTGAGCAGGCTATTGCTAAATATAAAAATGAATTAGCTGTAGATGGTGATTTATCTTATTTGAATTTAGATTGGACACCTGTTCCAATTATTCCAAAGTTTGTAGACATTGTAGTTAACGGAATGTCTGATCGTTTGTTTAAAGTTAAAGCATACGCCCAAGACGCTCTTTCACAATCTAAAAGAAGTAAATATCAAGACATGATTGAGGGTCAGATGGCTGCGAAAGAAGTGTTAAGTACCGTACAAGAGCAGACAGGTTTTGATCCATTTATTATGAATCCCGATGAGCTACCAGCAAACGATGAAGAGCTTGCATTATATATGAATTTAAATTACAAACCTGCTATAGAAATAGCAG